TGTCGCCAGGAAGTGGGATATATAGAGTTCTGTGTGACTGAGACTTTAGTCCTGTTTGCAAGAATCTAAACATCTTATCTTCGGCATCAGCAGATAACTTAGCACCCTTAAGAGTAATTACATATCTTGGTACCGCTTTGTTTTCAAAATAATCAATGTTGTATTGTGAAGCAAGTTGATCACCAATAAGTGATGGGAGCGCTGCAATAATATCTGGAACACCATAATATGTATTTAGTGGTGAATAATCCTTAAAGTGAATAATTTCATTTGGACGTGGATCTGCTGTTAGTGGATTAATATTTGTAGCACCAAAATTACGGAAGTAAACAACCTTTGGCCCAATGATCTGAACGTGTCCATCACGGATACGACGAACACGCATTGTTGTAGATGGAATATGACCAACATATCCAATCTCACCACTTACTGTTCTACCAACTTCCATGTAACCATTTCCAGTTGCCTGAAGGTCAGTATAAATCTTTTCCATTGTACGTGTAAAACTATCATCATCGTTAAGTGACTCAAGCCAATCACGAAGTTCTAGTTTTGCTCTTTCAATTCTCTTACGTGCACGATCTGTTGCACCTTGGTCTGCGTTATTTTCAAGGCTCATCATTGTACGGTCTGTTACATCAAAACGGTAACCAAGACCAACAACATTTTCTACCTTTGCATCAATAGCAGCATGGTTAGCAAAAGATGTGTCATAAAAATTAGCAAGTTCATACATGTTATACGGTGGTGTGATTACATCAAAAAGACCGTATCCATTTCGGTATACCAAACCAGGATTAATTGCCTTTGATCCAGAGTCTTCTCTTCCTTTTGGATCTGCATTTGCTGAATCAAGATACGGGGTGCTAAGAAGGTCAATGTTTGCATTAGTTGCAAGGTAGCCTTCTTGTGTCATTGCTTTATTTACTTGTCGTGTCATACGACGTTTAAAATTATCTTCAAGTCCTGCAAGATTTTTTAGTTCTTCCCATGATTTATTAAATGGGTCACTATTTTTAAATTGGCTTTCTGGTTTTTCTGTTGTACCAAGTCTGGCTTCTAGATAATCTTCGTTATTCATTAAATGATTCCTTGCCTGCCTTGTTGAGAGTCTGTTGTGCTGCATGCCATGCACCAAGATCGTTCATAGATGGAATCAGTCCTTGTTTCATACGATCCATTTGCTCTGAGTGTTCTTCATCTGTAATTCTGGTAAGTCCAGGAACAAATACTGCTTCCCCGTCGCCTTCATCACCATAATGCTTGGCTGCTGCTTTAAGTTCTGCAATTTTTGACAAGTCATTACGCATTGCCTCAATGTTTAGAACATTGCCTTCTCCGTCAGTAAACCACTTGCCAGTTGATTTCTTGTACACATATAGACCCCAGTTATACTTCTTTTCAATAACTTGTCTACGTACATTTTTGACAATTGGCTCGCCAGTTTCGGGGTTGATTAAAGAATCCATAACCATCAGTATACCATATTCCTATTAGATTAGTAGTTAGACTACCAAGAGTTTAGTAAAACTTGATCTCGCATGCGTCTGTGGAGCAATAACTCTCGCCTTCAGCCTCAAGGTTTTCTACTCCATCATAAATAGCAGACCAGTCAATTTTACCAATCTTGCCTACATATGCGTTGTATTCTTCACGAGTAATCTCACTATAAGGCTGCTGAGGATAAACCTTGTCTCCCATTGGAAGGAAAGAAACTGCCTTTAACTGGCCCTCATACATGTTTAGTGCTGGCGCTACAAACTTCTTTTCAGTTTCTTTATCAAATGAGAGTGTTACAGAAACACCATTATCTGACCAATACTTCTGAGCAGTTGCTGCCAAACCAATCTTTTCAAATAGGCTGACCTGCTTCTCTGCACGTTTGTGTCCAGATGCTACTGGGAAATATACTACTTGAGTATTTGCTGATACTAGATCTGGTTCAACTTTATATCCCGCCGCTTTAAACAAATGAAGCATTGGATCGGTATCACCAAAACGAATAGCCCGAAGATAGAACTCTCCTCCAGGTCCCCAGTGAACTCCAGGTGTTGCACCAGAAAGAAGTGAAACAGATCCTGATGGCTTAACTGTTGTTACACGAACTGATTCACGAACACATAGCCACTCTGAATACTTATGATCGTAGTAGCGAATCTTGTGATAGCCTTCATCCATCCATTCACGGGTAGTTGGCAAACCATTTTCATCGGCAAATGAAGCAATACCTGTAAGAGATGTACCAATGCGGCGATTGCGTTGCATAATACCATTTGTAGTTGGCCAATGTGTTGGCATAAGGGTAACAGTCTTGCCGTACAAATATGCAAACTTAAGAGTCTTTAAGAAATCTTCTTTTGAATCATGTCGGTTAAGGTGAACTTCTACAAGAGTACAAAGTTCATAAGATTCAAGTGGTTGCTCTGCACAGGGATTGAAGCCCATGATACGAGCATCCTTGTAATCTGGTGCATCTGCAAGACGACCATAATCACGAGCAACTCCAAGCCAAATAAAACCTGGCTCTCCATTATCTGCAATTAGATCAACATAGTCTTCATATTTTGTTCCAACTTCAGCAGCAATAGAATTATTACTCATCCATGCCCAACCTGGTTTTGCTGGATCATATGAGTTTCTTTCTGGAAATACTTCTGGGTTCTTGAGATTAATAAAACCATCATCTTCTGCAGTACCTAATGCAAGAGTTGCAGAACGGCGAACATTGCCAGAAACAACGCATGTGCCAATAAGGTTTACAATATCTACAATTGCACGGCTATCAAGTGCTTCTCCTGCTCTAGAGCCAACTACATTGCGAATGCGTGTATGGAGATCAATCAAAGGTGCTGGACCGCTGGCTACCCCGCCAAAGCCCTTAATAGGGGCTCCTAGAGGACGGATGAGGTCATAGTTGAACTGCTGAATAGGTTGATTCTGACGTAGGAATGAGTTAATCAAAAGGCGTACAGACTCTACCCAGCCTTCACGAGTATCTGGAATTTCATAAATAGATGCTGGCTCAGTAGGAGCATAAATAGACATTTGCTTGTCTTGTCCAAGGGTATCAAATCCAACTCCAATACCCAACATTAATGCATCCATTACCCAGGCAAATAATGCACCAGGGTCATTACGATCAATGTCACGAGTAGAAACCATTGCACAATTTTGAAGGGATGCTGAGTTGCGCTTCTCCATAGTCATTGGTGTACCAAATGCCCATAGACCACGACCTGGTGGAGTCCACTTTAACTCAAACATTCTCTGGAATGCTTCTTGTGCAGACTTCTGTGCTTTGTTATCATTCCAAGGTAGACGATTATCCTTAGCATGGTTTTTCTGAACTGAATACATGCCCTCAATTACACGACGACAAACTTCATGCCAGCGTTCCTTAGTTCCGTCTTCTTTAACACGAGAATAAGTACGAATAAATGTAATCTCTCCTAAAGAGTTTGATCCTGCATCTTGGAATCCAAATGGTGCTGGAACATTGTTATATTTATTTACAAATTCATCTGATAGACGAAAAGAGAATACGGTTTCTGACATTTATTTACCTTTCATGATAAAAACTAGTTGAGTACTTTGCAAAATCCAAAGTAGTCCCTAAGTATAACACAGTTTAAAAAGAAAAACACGCTCAATAAGAGCGTGTAAATCTTTACTTTATAGTTAGTGCTTTATTATAACAAAAGTTACTCTGTAATTATTTCTTTCCACTCTTGAGTTTCTTCTTCCCAGTAATAAAATAATCCGTCATTTGGATACTCAACTGGTGGTCTCCAAAGATATGTTTCTTCATCAAGTACCCAAGTTGGATGTGGTTGTTCTTGTTTAAAACCAATTCCGTCCCAAATAAAACCAACACCAGCATAGTTTTTATGAAGTGGTGTGCCACCAAGTTTGTGTGTATTACCAAATGTATTGTATGATGTTTTAATCCAGGTTCCGCCAAGATTGTCAAGCAACCATTGCTGTCCTTCATCATCATGTTCATCATTATTCATTACAACAACTCTTGTAACAATGTTGTTATCATTAATTTCTGCCCAATGTGCCATTATGCTACCGCCGTTTTCAAATATCTAACTACAACTACACCAGATCCACCAGTGCCACCCCAATAATTATTATTGAATGAATATGCTCCGCCACCACCGTCAGCGCAGTTTGCTGTGCCATCGGCAGGCATTTGAATTGTTGCTTTTCCGCCTTGGCCTCTACCGTAATCACCAGCACCACCAGTTGTTCCTGTATATCCAGCGCCACCACCACCAGCAGAAAGACCGCCAGTTTCAGAACTAAAAAGTGTAGAAGTTACGCCTGCTCCACCATTACCACCGTTTACAGATGTACATGCTGATCCTGCAGTTCCTTTACCGCCGCCGCCTGCTCCTGTGTGATCATAACCTGGGTTATTTCCACCATTGTTTCCTTGTCCAGATGTTCCTAAACCTCCAGAAACTGCACCAGCGTTAGAACCTGCTCCACCGCCTGAACCGCCTGTAGGTGGTTGACTGCTATTGCGACCACCACCGCCACCACCTAGAGCAGTAACTGCTCCAAGACTACTATCTTGTCCTGGAGGGGTAGTTCCATAAGCACCAACACCACCTGCACCTACAACAATAGTTTGATTTGAACTAGCGGAAGTACTACCTGTTAGTAGACCACCACCACCACCACCTCCGCCTGCTTGTGCATACTGGGCTCCACCACCGCCTGCGCCGCCTACAACAAGATAATCAAAGTCTAGTGTTCCACCTGTAATTCCTAGTGTTCCGCTACCTGTAAATGTACGATAATAATAAGTTGCATCAGATCTTGGCGTTCCACCAGTTACTGTAGGATATGTTGGTGTTGTAATTGAGTTAGATTCGGAACTGAATGCACTGCTACCAGTAGCATTATTTGCTTTTACAGAAAATGTATATGCAGTACCCTGGGATAAACCAGAGACAGTAACTGGACTAGAAGATGCTGTTCCAGTAATAGAGCCTGGACTAGAAATAGCAGTATAAGAAGTTGGCAATCCACCAATAGAAGTAATAGTAAATGGTACAGATGCTGTTAAAAGAGTATTAGTAACAGTTCCAACAGTAGGAACGCTTGGGAGATCAGGTATTACTTTTCCTCTGTCACTTGCGTGAGTACGATTTTGACTAGCCATTATTTACACCCAGTATTCAAGAATAATTTGACCTGCGCCACCTGCTCCACCGCTTGTACCATTGTTTGACGTGCCGCCTGCGCCTCCATAATTAAGGGCAACTAAACCAGCATTTCCAGCACTTCCAGTTGCGCTATTTCCTGCTCCCGCATTACCACCAGCAGCAGACGTAGCACCTGTAAATGTTGTTGTTCCTCCAGCAGTTGAAGCAGCGCCTCCAGCACCAATTGCATAAGCAATAGATGCGCCAGGGGTTGTTGTAACAGTTGTTGTAATAATCTGTCCACCAAGTCCATCTGCACCATTACTTGAAGTTCCTGCGTTATTTAATCCAGGTGAACCAGAACCACCACCACCACCACCGATAAGTGTGGCGTTAACAAACTCAACACCAGTTGGGACTGTCCAAGATGTACCAGATGTAAGTGTTTCTACCTTACGTACTTTAGGTGCTGCTGCAGCATTTGATGAACTAATAGCCATTATTTATCCTCTGTTTCTGGTAAAGGCAAACGCCAGTAAGGGTCTTCCCAAATAGCATTCTCTGGTACATACCAAGCCTTTTCTGGTGTTGTCATTAAAAGCCCCACTTTGCTGCAAGATAGTTATATGTTTTTGTATAATCTGCACCAGACAATACAGAGTTATAAACAAGAATTTCTGCAATATCACCAGTCATTAAATAAACTCCAGAGTTAGTTGCTCCTGCTTGAGGTATTGCACCTATTTGAAATCTTGAACCAGAAAGGTTATAGTTATAAGACACTGTTCCTTGGCTTGTGTTGTTCAAATAAAATTGTGCAGAAGCACCTGATTTTGTAAAACGAGTAATGTTCCAAGTTCCAGTTTGAGTTGCTGTAGAGTAAATATTACCGCCGTTAGCACCTGATAAAAGTTTATCTGTTGCATTATCGTAAAATGAGTAATGAACTTTTCCGTTTCCTGCTTGGTCATTTCCAATACCAAAGGCTGCACCACTAGTTACTGAACCACGAGAATGTTTTTTAACAATCCACACGTCAAGAGTTGGGTCTGAGGCAAATGATGCCGAGTTATTAGTTAATCCACCATATGCAGCATTGGTTCCATTTTGAGTAAATGTAATAACATTTTTGCTATTCCTGGTATTAGTTCCAGTTACTGGCGCTCCAGAAGCATTTGTTGCAGGACCAGTTGCGTGTAGACCATTACCTGATTTGTCGCTCCATTGAGAAACATAACCACCAGATGTTGTAATAGTAGCGGCATCTGCTGCATCAAACCAAAGATACATACCAGTAGTAGGACCAGCAATTGGAGTTACGGAGTTAGATGCAGCGCTATATTCGCCAGAGCCAGTAGCGTTGCTACCACGTACAGTAAATGTATAAGCGGTTCCACCAGTTAATCCACTAACAGTAATAGGGCTAGATGAGCCAGTGCCTGTAATGGAACCAGGGTTAGATAGTGCGGTAAATGTAGTTGCAGGTCCACCTATAGTTGCTGCGGTGTACGCTACAGTTGCTGATTCAGTAGCAGCGGTAGCAGTATCAACCGTAGGCGCAGTAGGAATGTCTACAACTTTACCCTTCTTGGGAGATACTCTATTAATAGCCATAGATTATACAGCCAAACCGTATAGGTAAATTGTTCCAGAGATTGTTCCGCTGCTAAGATTTTGAACGCTAATGCT